AAACTTTGTCTAACATTTTCTTTTAAAAATGGTTTCATATAAAGATTGCTATATCTTTTAGTGTCAGGATTTTCAACTCTTATACTAAACTCTTTATTAACTATATTATATTTGTAAAGGTCTTGTGCTGAAACTACAAACTTATATTCTCTATCAATTGGCGTTGTTGCACCGTCTAGTGTAAATGTATCTCCATCGAATACAGTTAGTCCATTTTCTGTATATACAAATCTTTCCCAAAGAGAAGAGTCTGCATTAAACGTAGAAGAACTAGTATGTGTAGTTAATGCACGATATGTCAAATCTTCATAACGAACAACATCACCAATGGTATATGATCTTGTAGGTTTCCAAAAACTTTTATAAACCTGTTGTCCAAATGCATTTACTTTTCCAACTATTTCTCCGTCAAAACTTAAAGCAAGGCCTGGAGGCAATCTTCCTGAATTTAAACTATAGATAACATTAGAATTAGGTATAGAAGTAGTTGCTTCTACTTTTAATACAGAAATAACATTAGAACCAATAAGTCCTAAATTACTGTCTGTAATCCAAGTTGTCTCGCTATCAATTTCGCCAAGAAGTTTAAGAGTAAATGTTTTTTCTGTGCTTGCAGTTTCGTATTCTTGATCAGGAGTAAATCTATTTGCACGTACACTAAATTTATAACTTGTGGTAATTTCAGACTGATAAGGTGTAACGCCTGCTATTTCGCCAGTTGAAGTATCTAATTCTAGTCCTACAGGCAAAGTTGATTTTGTTTCTGGCACAACAGTTGTAAAGTCTATAAGTCTTACATAACCTATATTTTCATTAAATGAGACAGGATGACCTGTTGCTGTAAAAATAGTACCGACAGAATTTGTATCAGCACCAAAATTAGTAAAATCTGTTGTTCCTATTTTGGTTATAATATACTGAAAACCGGTAACCATTTTTTCTGCACTACGTGGATTTTGTAATCCTTTATCGGGATGAATTGGAAATTCTCTACTGATATCCCAACGACCTTCTGCTGTTTTACCGTCAGTAAATCGATATGTGCCCGGTGTTGTTTCTAATAGTTCGTAAGAAACAACACCTGTTAAAGTATTTGGATCAATAATATCAAGAAAGAGTGTAATATAGTTATTGGCTCTTCTAACACCTAGATCACTCGGAGTTAACCAGATTGGAACTCTTAAGTTTGTATTGTCAGCAGTAAATGTACCAGTGCCAACTTGCATAATAGTATTATCAACACGGAAGAAGTCATCACCTACAACAAAGATACGAAATGTTCTTCTAGAAACTATGTCCCCGTCTGTTACACTAATTGTAAATTGATAATATCTGTTTAATTTTTTAGGTGTTCTTTCATTATATTTAAAATCATATATAGTTGTGTCATAATAAAAGCTATCAAATCCGTTTGAACTTCTTAATCCAAAGTCATATCCTGCTGACTCGAAGTCATACGGTGCAGTATCAAATGTTCCTGCATTGTATGATAATGTTTTTTCAATAGCAAGAATAGGGTCAACAATACCTACTATTCTGCCATCTTCTGTTAATTCAATTCCTGGTGGAAGTTCGCCGTCACCGTCTGCTATAAAATATGATAAAGTTTGTCCTGCTTCTATATCGTCGTCTGTTGCAATAAGTTGGAAATCAACGGGCGAACTATCAAGTATATAAAAGGTATCATTATTACCAACAGGAAGTAACCCTGGATCAGTTTGCCATACAGGAGCATCAGGACCACTAACTGTTAATTTAAATGTTCTATCCTTTATTGCTCCGTTAAGCTCTGCCCTAAGTACAAATCTAAAATCTGTAACCCTTGCTACTTCATATGGAGTTCCTACTAACTGAGATCCTAGTATTCTAATGCCGCCAGGTAACTTACCACTTATTAACTTTACAGTGGAATTAGTATCTGATAACGGAAGATCAACCGCTACAGTAACATTTTCTGTTAAGTCAGCGAGTTTAGTATCTGAAGGCTGTGTCCATAAATCTGCCATATTTTATTCCTTATATAGCGTATTTATCGGAAATGAATTATGTAAAACTACCGAGTTCAATAGTGTTAAGTGATTCAGGTGTAAACTCTCCCAGATCGACGTCAGTTTGTGATAAAATAAATTCAATAGCATTGTCCCACGTATTTCTAAAATTGCCAAAGTCGAATCCTTGGAAGTAAGCACCAAACTCTCTAAGATCATAACCGTACACTAATCCCTGTAAAGAACCTTGGAACGTATTTGCTGATATTACATTTGCGCCAGTTATATCTTTAGCATTAGCATTTAAGTTAGCCGATAAAGTTGGTGACGAATCTCTAACTAAAATACCAGAGTTATCTAAATCAACATACAATGTTTGTCCAACTGAACGTGTGGCTATTCCTTCACCTCCTCTAAGAGACAAAGTTTGACCTCTAGTTATTCCAATTGTGCCTCCTTCGTCAACTATTATTTGTAGTTGGTCTAAACTCTCCGAACCAGTAATTGTAATAGTTTCTTCGTTGGCCTGTACTGTAATATTTGCGCCAGCAACTAGTCTTTTAAACTTTTCAACACCTGACTGCTTCCCTGCATATACAGGTTGTCCTAAAGTTCCTAAATTTTCTATGACAGTAGTTTCAACAATTCTTGCATCTAATTCTTCAAAGTTATCGTTTACTTTGATAAATGCTTCTCGGAGATCGTCGCCCGTTCCGTCGTTTGCTATAATTCCTACGTCAACATAATTAATTGCCATTTATAATCTCCATTAATGTAAGTCTACCCAAGATGTGCCATTGTATACTTGTGCTTTTGATGTTCCTTGATCAAACACCATCATTCCTGCAACTGGCGAAGCAATAGCACTATCTCTAGCAGTAGCATTTGTATAACTAGGCAACTGGAAACTTTGTGCGTCTGCGGCACTAACTATGTCAAGGTGTGTTCCGCTTCCTAGATAAATTGCTCCACCGTCGCCGTTGCTACTTATTGTAGTTGTAGAGCCGGTGATATCTATGTCTGAATATGCTCCTATTACTCCTGAAGTAATGCTTACGTATCCGCCGCCATTTAAATTTAAATTATCAACTGGTGCTAAAGTTAAATCTCCGCTAGTAGTAGATATAATAAGTGCAACATTACTTAATATTGCCGGAGTATGGATTACAGTTCCATAAAACTCTTTTGTTCTAGCATCAATTAATAAACTAGAATCACCTGCAATCATTGATGTATCTAATGCAATATCGTCAATATATGCTAAACTAATATCTGCTCTTGGACTAGAAAAATATGTAGTATTAAGGTTATTAAAAGTGCTTGTACCGCTACTGTTATTTAAATTAAAATTACCTACCCCTGAAATAACTTCTGCTGGTATATTACTATTGATATGATCTACAAGCAATGTACTATCTGTACCGAACACACTGCCTTGTAAATCTCCGGTGTTTTTAACTTCTATAGTTAAAGAACCATTTGTAAATTCTGATCTTAAAATGTAGTCAGGAATGTTATCTAAATCACTAAAGTTATTACTAACACCTACTGCGGCTAATCCTGTAACATTTGAAGCAGGAACCGTAGCACTAACATTTGTTACAAATCCTGTATCATTTACAAGTTGTGACAACTTTGATGGAATAGTTGGTCTATTAGTTAAGTCGTTATAACTTCCACTAAACAAAACTGGTTTGTCTTGTAAGTCATTATAACTTCCGCTAAAAATATCTGGTTTAGTAACTAAATCATTAAAGTTACCAGTTAGTGCAACTTGTGCTATATTGTTACCGTCAACTGATAATGATGTAGCAGTTAACGTATCTGCTTGTATTGTTCCTGACGCAGTAACATTAATAGCATCTACTATACTACTTCCTTGTAAATTAAGGTTGTCGCCTGTTGGTAATTCTTTAATACCATTGTCAAATATTAACGGAAATCTATTAGCCATTCTCTGTTATCCTATTACTTTTATATTTATCGAATATCTTATACTCTACCAACTACAACCTCAACAACACCTTTATCATCGCCTAGTTTGTTTCCGACAGCCTTGCCGATCACTGTTCCTATTTTAGGATCATTATTAACAATAGCGTATCCCGGAATAGCACTAGTAACAAGCATATCGCCTTTCATTACTGTTCCAATAACTTTACAAGGAACTCTACCTTGTAATGCTAAGCCTACAACGTGTTCTCCTTCTAATGCACTGTTCATCAGTGTCGCAGGATTTGTAGTTACAACACCTGCTACTTTTCGATCGCCTTTAACCTTAGTTAAAGTTACTTCAGCTTCGCCGCCAAATACTAGTACAGTTCCTGGCTCATAGTCTGCATCACCTAAGTAGTTTTCTGCTAAGTCAGCATATTTTGCTGTAAGTGCCGTACCGTCAAATGTAACACCGTATACAGTAGCCCAGCGTCTGTCTGTATGTCCAAGATCCCTACCATTATCATTATTTGGTTGTAGCGTACTATCAACTCTACCAGTAAATGTAATAGTATCAGTAGTTGCATTGCCTAAGTCGACATTACCATTTAAGGTAGTAGTGCCATCAGCTCGTAAAGTACCATATACTCTAGTATTACCAGTTGCCGAAGCAACAGTAAATTTAGCACTAGAACCGTTATTAACTTCAAGGTTTCCTGATGCGGTAATTTGACCATCTGTTACAATGTTACCATCTGTTGCCGAAATACTTGCTACTGTTGTTGTATTTGCACTGTTGACTTTAAAATCTACAAAATTTGTAATTTCAGTACTTGTAACTTTAATAGCTTCTGTTCCGCCAGCAACTACTATTACTCGATCAGTACCACTTTGTGTAAAGTTTGCAGAAGCACCTAATCCAATACCAGTAGCACTTGCTCCATCTTTAGTATCTATTGCTTCAATAAAGTTTGAATATACCCACGGAGTACTTACAAATCCGTTTCCGTTTAAACCAGAAACATTGCTTTGAGCTGTACCTTGTGTGCTGTTTACTGCCGCAGGTGATCCATAAGTTTCGGAACCTACATTTAATGATCCTGGCATTTGTACGTTAGGACCTGCACTTACACTCCCACCTGAGGAATAAAGTATTGTTCCTTGCACAGGAGTTTTAAGACTTAGTACACCGCCGTTTTCACTTAATACTTCTTGCGTAGTTGAAGAACCAATAATATAACTGGTCGCTTGTACCTTACCATCAGCATCTCTTCTAACGATGCTATCAGATGTTGAAGTAGTTGAAACGTTAGTTGTTGCATACATTCCTTCTCTAATTTTAACTAGAGCATTTCCAGACAAACTAATATCTGTAACTTGAGGAGTACCAATAAGTGTACCTCCTATAGTTACGGGATTAGTACTATTAAATACAGAAGAATTAGTTGATATAACAACAACAAAATTTTCTGATACTACTTTACCTTGTACAACACCTGTTGCACCACTGCCTGTTTGTGTTACAACAGCGCCGTCATCAACTGAAACAAGAGTACTAAACTCCATTAGTTTACCACTTAACGCAGTATTTTCACTATCTTCAAAATCTACATCTTGTAGTGCAAAGCCTTGATCAACAATATCAGCAAATGGAACTTCTTCTACATCACCTGATAGAGCAGTTTTTCTGCCTAGCACAGTGTCAGTTGAAATTTGTTGAATTTGATCAAGGGTTACTGATCTTTCTTTTCTACTGATAAAGCCAGTATACTCAATATCTATTAGTCTAACAGTTGATGCTACCTTTGCTTGTTCAACCCCATTTAAAAATTCTGCAACTTCTAATAGTGTTGTAAGTGAAGGATCAAAACCACTAGTAGTTCTAACTAGTACTTCATCATCATTAGCAACAGTATTAACTACAACACCAACATTTGCACCTTGATAAACTAAATCGCCAGCATTAGCAGTTAATGCACTATTACTTAAAATTAGTTTAACTTCTTCGGTGAAGTCGTCTGAATTAAATGCCGCTAAGCCTCTTGAACTTTGTCCAGTATCATCACCGTCGCCATACAATCCTGTTGCACTAGAAAGTGTTGATGCTCTCTCCATTAGCAGTTTACTTTGTTGTATACCTGCAGATGCATTAACATCAGCATTTTCAATAATGCCTGCTTTAATTTGTAAGTTTATAGAACCTACTGGATCAGTTAAATTATCAGCAAATATACTTGGTGTTCTAGCTACTGTAACACTAATATCAGAATTTGAATTTTCTCTAATATTTGCAATCTCAGCAGTTGGACCATCTAAAATAGTACCTTCTGCACCACCTGCTTCTTCTACAATCTCATTAAGAGCAAAGTTTGCACTTGAACCACCCAATGTATATGTAATTTGTACTACATTAAAGGCATCGGATTGTAGCCCTATAATGTCATCTGTAAATGATTCAACATCAACAATAGTACCAGTTTTGCCGCCACCTTGAAGTGTAATAGTATCATTGACTTCAAACGCATAACCTGGATCTGGTGGAGTAACAATTATTTTGTACTTGCCAGTAGACATTAAAAAGTCGTTATTATCTATTCTATTAAACGAAGTATTACGTAAATCTTCATATGAGTCAAATGCACTAACTTTACCGTCTACATATGCTTTGTTTACTGCCGCAGTAGTATCAGTTCCAGGCGCACCTAAGTTGGTAATCTGTTGATTACCCATTAATAAGTTACCTTGCATTTCTGACGAACCGCTTAGTGTTACGTATCCAGGTACTGTTCCTAATGGAGTAACTGGTTGATCATTTTTATCTCTACCTAAGCGTTTGTTTATATAAGATACAATCGCCTTTTCAACCGGTACTTTTTCTTCCGACTCGTCAGCCATTGTATCATCAACGGAAAATTCGTTAATCGGAACACCTTGTTTAAAGCCTAGTTCATTAGCGCCTGTAATACCAATTTCACCTGAGAATGCAATCGAGCCTTGAGCCTGGTCAATACTAAAGAACTGACCTACACGGAAGAAACCATATTGGTCTGTACTCATCCAGAACACACGCCCTTTACGTCTTTCCCAGACTTGTGCGCTTGTAGCAGTAGGTTCTGATGTGTGGAATACAGCAAGTGTTCCTGCTGGTTCTCCTAAGATAACATTCGGATAGTTTGAATCGTTAAATCCGCCAGTACCAATTTGTGTAAAGTCGTGTCCTGTTGCTCTACATAGTGAAATACTAACAGTAATCTCTGCTGTAGTACCATCACTAATACCAGCACGTAAAATTTTATCAGTTGTTAAACCTGTACGTAATCCTGTTCCAGGAGTATCTGAGTTATCATAAATTGCACCTGATAATATATCTATTGTTGCTGTAGGAGTACTTCCATCAATATCGTGTCCAATAATTTGGTGTGTTCTACCTTGATATGTGAATATCATACCTCCTGAATAACCAGTTGGAGTAGGTAGGCCATTAACTCCATTATCAATAGCATCAGTAATGTATCCTGCAAGTGTATCTACATCAGCATCAGTTAATCCTGCTTCTGGCGCAGTACCTGTAACATCTAAACTATATGTTGACTGTAATGCTGTATATGTACCGTCTTGTGCTAGAATAGTATCATTAATTAAATCTCTAACAAAATTAATAGCGGCCTTTGTTTCTGTAACTTGATCTGAAGGAAGTTGTAATGTATTATTTCCGCTATAATATCTCTTAGCATTATGAATACTTGATGCATTACCGCCAAACTTTAAATCCTTTGCAATACCGTGTGCAATAAATCTTGTATCTCTACGGCATTTGTCTTCGTTATAAGTTAATGAAGGGTAAGTATTAGTTAGATATTGAATTGTTTCAAATTCAATGAATCTTAAGTTTTTAGCAATTAATTCATAAGCGTTTGGATATTGTTCCGATGCTGGAGGGTTATTTCCATTAATATCGATTAGCAAACGTTCAGCTTCGAGGTTGTCTATTGAAAGACCTTCTTTTGCTGTTTCGATAGCAATTTGTGTATCACCGGCGTTATTACCCCTACCTCCGGCACCACCAGCAGAGTCAAATGGGAATTTTACAAATCTATATGGTATTTCAAAAGTAGTTTGTACACTATCTGCATCAGTATCTTGACCACTAAAGTCAATTGAACGATATGTATCATAATCACTTTCATCAAAGTTAATAGCAGTTGATGGTCTAGTTACTAGATTTTCTTTATCTCGTGTTCCATCAAACTTATGAGTTTCGCTATGTCTATATTCAACAAAGGTGTTGTTAGGTACATCTTGTTGTATAGAACTAAAGAAGTCTCCGTTTGTTCCTTTAACTGTACCTGTTATTTGCAATCTATAAATAGTTTTATTATTAACGTAATTGATTTGGTCTACACCGTCGTCACCGTAAGTATATTGAACATCAAAAGTTAAATTACCACCAGTACCGCCGATATCACTAGCACTAATAGTAATAGTATCGCCTACTGAATAGCCTCTACCACATTTAGCAACACTAACTGTTGCCGCGCCAAGTGCATCAATAACAATATTAAATTCTGCATCTACCTCAGGTGTAGAACCGCTCGAAGTTCCTGTAATAGCATTATATGTTCCAGGTGTTCTAGTTGGGTCTGGCCGAAATATTTTCAATAGTGTTTACACCGGTTAGTACAAAATCTCCATTTTCTGTACCATCACCTTGAGGCGTAACAACACTAATGTCATATTGCAATGTTCCTAGTGCACCACCGTGATCAATTGTAATAACTGAATTAGTTAATGGCGGTGCTGGTAAATCTGCAACATACATCGATGACGATTCTGTAATATTACTAAAATCTCCATCGATATCAAATCTTACCATCTTAGCAGGATATGTCATATCCCCTTCGTATGTAACTTGATCTGGAATTTCGTTAGGGTCAGCGCCTTCAGCAACTAGACCAAAGTTACCGTAACCATTAGAACCGTTTGTAGATCTAATTTCTGAACCATTCTTAGCATAGTAGGCAGCCTGACAGTAGTATGTAAACATTGACACCATTTCTGATAGTGCGCCGTTTGTAGTAACAAGTCCATAACCTAAGTCATTAATCTGTGTAAAGTCGTTTCCGAGCATTGATCTGTTACCAGCAGTTTGTAAGTATAATGGTCTTTCAATCTCTCCAGGATTTTCTTCAAATGTATTTTCATCGTAACCATCGCCATTGTTTGATGATTTGTCTAAATGTAAAATACACCATCCGTTAGCTTTGCTATATCTAGAGATAGCATTAACTTGGAATCTTCTACCTTCTAAATAAAATGGACAAGGAAGTTCTGGAGGTCTATTAAATAAACCTTCACCTTCTTCTGAACGTACCCATATTTTAAATGCATTATATTTTCCGCTTATTGTTCCTTCTGCTATCGATGGTTCAATAGTTTCTGGAACATAAACTGGCAAGTTGCCTGTGTACGCATCAACAAACATACCACCAGCAAATATTTTAGAATTAATACTTTTACTAAAACTCGAACCAGTTTGAATGTATGGTGATTTAGTTAAAATCTGTCCTTCAGGGTCAAGTATACACAAGAATCCGCCGTGTCCTTGTACTGTCATATTACGTAAGATAGTAGCATCGTTCATTAAGAACACGTCTATCTCGTCATTACGCAATGGTGGATTATAGTTTGGATTAAATGCGTATATAATTTTATTAATTAATGAACTGACTACTGACGAAGTACCTGCCTCGCCTGTTCCGTATTTAAAGTCTGGAGCAACATAATCAGATGCTTGATCATCTTGCCATACAGTTCCGTTATTATAATCTCCTTCAAACAACCATTCTGCAATTTGAGCAATATATAAAATTGCACCTTTAGTAACGTGTGCCTGGCCGCCAAATTCATTACTATTATACTTTGAAATATAACTATTAAAATACTGTCCTTGTGTTTCGGTTGCAAATTCATCGCCACCGTTAGTTAAATCTTGTACAAGTCCGTCGACAATCAATCCTGTATCACGTCTACATTTAGTAGTATTGTAGTTAAAGATAACAGTACTATCAGCGTGTGTTATTGTGTCTGCAACAATAGTTGCTGTAGCAGTATCAATACCGGTTTTAGCATCAAGGAGTGTTTGTGTTGCTGAAGAAAGATTTGGATAATCTGCTATAGGTAATGCATAAAGTGCATCATTATCAATTTGTGTTTTAATAACAATTACATTATCATAAACTTCATCGCCTTCGGATATCGTTGCCGCACCGTATGTTGATACATCTTGTGTAATGCTTGTTTGATAAGGACTTGATACAGTAGTTCTTTCAACTACATCTTTAGTTAATTCTGCTAGATATTGATAAGATGCCGCTGTTGCTTCTTTTTGGTTAAGTCCTAATTGACTTACTGCACCATTAAAATAACTAATAGCCGCTTCTCTAGTAGCAAAGTTGCCTTCGTATAAAACATCATAGCTAAGTGCATCAACAATATAACCTACATCTCTTTCACACTTGGTTACATTATATTCTAGTCTAGGATACTCTGAAGATAAAAATCCAGTTATTTCAGCAACTATAAAATCTTTGTTTACTTGTAATTGATTCTTTGCATCAGTTCTATCTTGAATAGTACCTGGAAGACCTGGAAACACTAAAGCATCTGCCATTGTGTTTGTACTAACTTCTCCATTTTGAATAATATCAATAATTTCATCAAATGCCGCATCAGATCTGCTAGTAGCAGTTGCTGAACTAATAACCGCAGGCAATGCTCTCACTAATGATTTTGCTTTTGTTAGTGCTGTTACCCATAAATCAAACATATCAGTATCAGTATATGCACCTTCGATAGGATCTTCATCTCTATAAATGCTGTATGCTCTTTGGAATTTTAGTCCGTAGTACACAGCGTTAAAGTTTGTTCCTAAAACAATATCATAAGTTACTCCTAAAAGTATATCTTCTAAGTCAGTTTCAAACTGATCGTGATCATACAAAAGCTCTGCTTTATTTTGGTTAATATATTCTATTATTTCTTCTTGAATAAACTTTCTGTTTTCGGCGCGCGTACCGATGGAAACACGAATAAAATCTTTCAGACCCCAAAATGCCATATCTCTCACAATAATTCCTCGTTTCAGCAATTGCTGAGTAACCTGTGTTCCACTTTGCGCAACCTGGATTGATATAAAATTGGTATAACTTTCTTTAAAATTTAACCCTAACTTTTCCAATTGACCGTATAAA